CATTTACGGCTACAAAATAAAAGTGCAATTTGTCATAAGCCCTATCTGCTATAATTAAGGCATGATTGGCATGACTTTAGTATTCAAGAAGCAGGTACAAAAGACCGTTGGCGGCATACCGCAAGTAGACGACTTCAATAACCCCATTATGGAGATTAGCAACGTAACAGTTGACGATTGTTTGGTAGCACCTATCACTGAACCTACCAACGCAAGAGAGCAACTAGCTATGGAGCAATCTCGTATGCAGGTTCGTATTCACATTCCAAAAGCTAGTACCGCTGATGTCAGCGATTCCGAGATTACGTATGGCGGTAAAGATTTTCGAGTCGATAGCGATAGTGTTGAGTTTATGCGAGAGCTGACGCCGACTCGTTGGTGCAGATACTTCCGCGCAGAGGCAATCGTATGAACAACGTAGAAGCAATCATCATCGCATGGCTTAACAGCAACATTACCGGCTACTCCGCATACTCCGATACGCCAAAGACTCCACCGAACAAGTACATACTAGTCGAGCGTGAGGGTGGTGGACGTGAAGCTATGGTGCTAGACCAGTCCAGCATAGCGATACACGTCTATCACAAGACATCAGGACCAGACGCTAGTAACACAGCAAACCTCATAGCAGATACCATCACCGGCTTACTAAGCAACGACAATATTACCCGCGCAAAGGTAAACAGCATTGTGCGACTAGACGATGTTATCAAGCAGTACTATCAATACATCGTGTACGTAGACGTATACCATAGGCGATAGTGTATAATTAAGATAAGTCAGAAATACTGGTGACGACCAGGAAAGGAAAACGGTTATGACTCAGAAATTTTACGTTAAAAATTCATCAGACGAATACGAGGAAGTTAAAGCCTTCAAAAAAGAGGACATTGATCAAATCGTAGGCGACTCCAAATGGTTCACCGAACGCCTTGAGCGTGAACGTGGCAAGTTTGCAGATTACGACGAGCTGAAGTCAAAGGCTGAAAAGCTAGAGGCAGCAAGTAGCGAGTACGAAAGCAAAATTGCAGATCTATCGGAGCAGCAAAAAGGTTATGATGCCAAAATCAAAGAGGCTGTTGCAAGAGCCGACAAGATAGAGGCTATCAGCAAATACAACCTATCTGATGAGCTAGCAGAGTTCGTCACAGGCGACACCAAAGAAGAAATGCTCAAGAGAGCCGAAAAGCTGTCCAAGAACACTTCTAGCGGTGTAGCAATCTCCAAAAAAGAGGTAGGCGAACCAGATGAAACTCCGTTTCATAAAATGCGACGTGAATTACTGGGAGACTCTGACGATTAACTAAATAATCGAAATGGAGAATTAACATGTCACGAGTAGACGGCCAAATTTTAAAAACAACAAACCTTAGCCTTGCAAACCATACTGCAAGCGGCATCTGGAAGAAAAACATCAGAAGCGGTGTACTAGCACGACTAGCACCACAGCTACCTGACCTCAAAACTGGTCAGACTGACATGTTTACATTTACTGGCACTCCTAAAATGGAGCTAGTCGGTGAAAGTGCTGAAAAGAGTAACACTGGCCAAAAACCTACCAAGGTTGTAGCTCGTACTTACAAACTACAGTACACACATCGTGAATCACAGGAAGTTATGTGGGCTGATGAGGATTATCAAATCGGACTTATGCAGATGATCGCTGAAAACGTTGCAGCTGCTTCAAGTCGCGCACTTGACCTCTTGGCTATCCACGGTGTAAACCCACTTACTGGAAACACTGGTGGAGTTACTGATTATCTCGTAGGCATGGCTGGAAACAAAGTTCACATTGTGAACCAAACTTCTAACGCTGATACAGATATGAAAGCACTCGCAAGCCAAATCAACAACGCAGGTTACGTTGCATCAGGTCTTGGTCTTGACCCTACCTACGCAAGCGTTCTTAGCGAAGTTGAAAACGGTGCTGGCGTTCAGAAATACCCTGAACTAGGCTTCGGCGGATTCAATACTGAAAACGTACGTGGACTTACAGCGGCAGTTTCAAACACTGTTAGCGGTTCAGCTGAGGGACTCACAACTGGTGTCAAAGCCGTTATGGGTGACTTCTCAAGCTTCAAATGGGGCATCGCGCGCAATATCCCACTATCTACAATCCTTTACGGTGACCCAGATGGTAACGGAGACTTGCAACGACACAACGAAGTAGCATTCCGTGCTGAAATTGTTATCGGCTTTGCATTCCTTGACAGCGGAGACGGTTTCTCACTCCTACAGAACAACGCTAGCTAATAGCAGTTCTCTATAGGCAATCGGCGGCTCAATACGAGCCGTCTTTTGTTTGCTATAATTAGAGCATGGCAACAGAACTTCAAAAAGAGTACATCAACGACCTCGCAGTTAAAAAGGTCAAAGAGTTTAAAGAGTTTAAAGAACTACTAGTGGCGAACGATATCGTGAAAGCTGACACTGACACCGCTAACGCCACGACACTAGCCGAGATCACCAACCGGCTAACCGATAAACAGGCAGCTGACCTGATAGACCTACTAATAGCGAGAGCCGAACCCTACCGAGATGAACGGTATGCAGATAAGCGTGTTAAAACCGTCATACAGACACTAGAGAGCATTAAGAAGACAATAGACGGCTGGGGTTTCAAATGAACTACGCTGAATTAATTAAAAGTATACTGCCACAGGTGCTACTAGCGAGCAGACTGATCAACAACCCTGAAATAGCGCCAGATGTACGCCGTCGCAACCAAGAGATACTATTCCAAGAGGTTGGCAGTGCTGTATACGCTAAAACCTACGACATGAACGCCTTTGATATGAATATTGAGTACACTAAAGGCGCTGGGCTTGATAATCGGCATTACGGCATGGCTAAAGTAGCAAGCGATAGCATATCCAACGGTACAGAGATTGACGCAATCATTAGTAGCTACTTAGTTGACACCGCAGCTAAAGCGCAGGGCGATGCATTCAAGATAGCCTTACAAAGCGGACAAACACCAATGGTCAACCGTCAAGCTATCGGTGCTACTACCTGCGCATGGTGTCGCGGCAAGGCCGGAACATATGAAGACCCCGACCCAGAAGTGTTTGCGCGTCACAATTTTTGCGATTGCAAAATTTTCACATCAGGCTATAAAACACGCAACGGCTTACTCGATAACTACAAGAAGCCGAAAAAATGACATGCTATAATAATATTAAACAAGAACGTCTACGGTAACGGTAAATACTGGCTACAAAAAGGACAACCATGAACCTAGACACCGAGCATAAAAAACAAGTTGACTTCCTACTAGATAGACTACGCAAAAAGAGCGTGAATGTTGATATTAAGTATCAGTACTACAACGCCGAAAATAGTTATGTGGACTTCGGTATATCAGTGCCGGTGAAGATGATGAACAGTAAACCAGGTATCGGCTGGGCTAGTCGTGCAGTCAACACGCTATCTGACAGGGTAGTGTTTGATGGCTTCGCAAATGATACATTCGGTATCAACGAGCTATTCGATGAGATCAACGCTAAACGTGTACTCAATAAAGCTAAAAAAGATGCTCACATAGCTGGGGTGTCTTTTGTTGCGATATCTGAGACACCAAACGGCGTGGCACTTATACCATTCACGGCAAGTGAAGCGACTGGCGTTGTCGATGACAATACTGGCTTACTGAGCTACGGTCTAGCAGTTCTATCATGGACTGGCGATGATGCTTTAGCGCAGAGCAGCGTATCAGAGCCGAAAGATTACGTTGTATTTACACCAGAGGCAACCACCATATACAAGAACAAGAAGATTGATAGTATCACCAAGAACCCCACTGGCCGAACAATGCTACACGCGCTGACACACGGTGCGACCGCTTCACAGCCTCTAGGACGTTCACGTATTACAAAAACGGTTCGTCGTATCGTTCAGGAAGTAGCACGCGTTAAACGGCGTTACGAGATAGCTGGCGAGTTCTATTCAACACCACAACGCTACGTACTGGGCACTGAGCAGGACTTTACGCAAGAACAAAAGAACAAACTTGATTCTACTATCGGCAAAGCATGGGTATTTAGTAAAGATGATGACGGCGATAAGCCTGAAATCGGACAACTAGCGCAGATGTCTATTAACCAGTTCGAGGACAACAAAAAGGGTCTAGCACGCGACTTCTGCGCAGAAACAGCATTGACACTTCGCAACCTCGGCTATGAAACAGCAAACCCTACGAGCGCCGAGAGCTTATCTGCTATGAGCGATGACTTACTACTAGAGGCTAGAGCTTCACAAGATGAAATGGGCGAACAGATTAAACAGATAGCGATATCAATAAGATTAACGCTTAACAAGTCGGATAAAGTGCCGGAAGACCTCGAAAACATTAAAGCAGCATGGCGGCCAATCTTTCAGGTTGATGTTGGCGCTGCTGGCGATGCCGTTTACAAGCTTATACAGGCGATGCCAGAGCTTGCAGGCAGTGTACAGATATATCAGATGCTAGGTATGGGTGTACGCGAAGCCGAGAGCCTAAAAGCGATACGCGACAAGGCTAGTACTAATAACTTTATGACAGGAGAAGTGTAATGGCAGCTTTTGCAACCACAACTGAACTGGCAGCCTACTGGCGGCCATTAACCTCGGAAGAAGTGACCAGAGCGACTGCATTGCTAGATACGGCCAGCGACAGATTACGGCTGATGTACCGACCTGCTGATCTCGATGATAAAGTGACAGATGACACGCTATACGGCAGCGCAGTCAAGAATACAGTGCTAGAGTCTGTTAAACGCGCTATGACATCACCGATAGACGTACCGCCTGTAGAAACATACGG